TTATATCGCCACAGGCACGTCAGATAGCAACATTTCAGGTGCAACCTACATCTTCTACGCAATCGCCTAATCAACAGTCAAACAGGAGTATCAACTAATGGCTGAATACAGAAACAGAACAACAGGAGTCGTAAAGACCCAAGGGCAGTGGCGCAATGAGTTCGCCAACATGTCCCTACCACGGGTCTGGAAAGCAGCAACCCTAGACGCACTAGACCTAGACCCAGTGCTGCGCAGCCCAGCGGCTACTGTAGGCGACTATCAGGTGTCAGTGCGTGATGGTGTTGAGCAAAACGCCAATGGTGATTGGGTAGAAAAGTATGTTGCCCGTGACATGTTCCAAGACACCACAGAGGATGGCGTTACGACAACCAAGGCAGAGCATGAGGCTGCTTATCAGGCGGGGCTAGATGCTAAAGTTGCTGAAGGTCATCGCACCACGCGCAATAAGCTATTAGCTGACAGCGATTGGACGCAGATGAACGACAGCCCCTTGTCAAACGAAGATAAGACAGCTTGGGCTACCTATCGCCAAGAGTTGCGTGATATGTCAGACTTGGCATTATGGCCTAATATTGCTGATGATGATTGGCCTGTAGCACCGTAAGGAAACCGCAATGCTTGGATTTAGCCCACTCGCTTCCGCACCACTTGGCGCAATAGCCGAAGGTGGCTTACTTGCAGATGACATCATCGCAGGCGTTCCAACGATTTCTGCGGTTACAATGTTTGAGGAAGAAACCTTTGCGATTGCCGACATTACGCTTGGCAGTCCAGCGGTTGATAGCATTGCAGTCAGCGTTGAGTACAATCTAGCGACAGGCGATCTAACATCTACTCCAACGGTTGATAGCATTGTTACGCTATTCCAGCAGCTACTCACGCCAACTGAAATCACGGCTGGTACGCCAGTTGTTGATAGCGGAACGCTGACGTTCTTCTATGACTTTGACGCGACAGAGATTACTTTGGGTGCGCCAAGCGTTGATAGCATTGCGTTTACGCAGTTCTTCAACTTTAGCGCGGATGACATCACAGCATCGCCAGTTGTTGACACATTGCCTTTCTTCCAGACACACATTTTGGCGGGCGATGAGATTACTGCGGGCGTACCAACATTGCCTGTCAGGTTCCTATGGGATTATCAGGAGCCAGTAGACAAGACATGGACAGAAGTTTCTGATATAACAGACGTATGGACGGTCGTGCAGGACGCGGCGTAAAGGAGATTTAGATGGTTTTAACAGTAACCAAACCCACAGTTGGCGGTTCTGAGGATAGTTGGGGGACAACCATCAACACCGCGTTAGATGACATTGTTTTAGAGATAAACAGCAACGCTGACGGTACAAATGCGATTACGCTGCAAGAAGGTGGCTTTGCAGTTGGCGCAACAACAGTCACGGTCACTGGCGTAGAATTTAATGTTTTAGACGGTGACACCGCTGCAACATCTACAACAGTTGTTGATGCTGATCGCGTTGTATTTAACGACGATGGTACAATGAAGCAGGTCGCTATGAGCGATCTAAAGACCTACATCAATGCCTCTGTGGGTACTGGGTCGGTGACAAGCGTTGCCATGACCGTTCCAACGGGCCTGTCAATCAGCGGATCGCCAATCACAACGTCAGGCACATTGGCGGTTTCTCTGCAATCAGGTTACAGCATTCCAACAACGTCAAGTCAATCTAACTGGGATACGGCATATGGGTGGGGCGATCACTCTGCGGCGGGATATACGACAGGTACTATCCCAACGAACAATAATCAGTTAACCAACGGAGCGGGGTACATTACATCTGTGCCAACAACAGCCGCTGCTGTAGGCACTTATACATTCGCTCTTTCAAGTGTTGTTCCAAGCCCAATCCCAGCAGGTACTGTTAGCGGTAGTCAACTGACGTATTCTGACGGTTCAGGAACTAACAATGTAGGTACTAGCCCTAGTGTTGGAACTTGGCGTTTGATGGCGCACTACATTAACCGTTCGTCGCTCTTTGTCCGTATATCATAGGAAGTAAAGATGAGTATTGAAATTACAGAGTATCGGAACGCCAGTTCACAGAACGCAGAAAACACTAAGATAGACGTAGAGATAAATCATCCTCAATATGGATGGATACCTTACTCTATCCACCCCGATGACACTGACATGACGATAGACAACACAGCATTGTTGTCTCTTATAGGTGCTGACTTTGCACCATTTTCACAGGCTGATGCTGATGCGCGCGTTGCCGTAGCCGTTAGAGTTCAGCGTGATGCGAAATTATCATCAGAAGTAGACCCTATCGTAACCAATCCACTACGCTGGGCAGACTTAACCGCAGAAAAACAAAACGAGTGGACGCAATACCGCACTGATTTGCTCAATGTCCCACAGCAAGCAGGCTTTCCAAACACCATCAACTGGCCCACTAAACCAGAGTAACGCGCATGGCTCTCATACCGCTTAAAATCCCCGCAGGCTTCTACCGCACAGGTACGGAGCTAGACGCTTCTGGTCGCTGGCGTGATGGCTCACTTGTTCGCTGGCGTGACGGATCACTGCGCCCTATCGGCGGCTGGCGTGTGAATGAAAACATTGCAAGCATTACCACAAATGTTCCACGCACGATGCACACATGGGAAAGCAACAACGGCACACGCTATGTTGCAGCGGGATCATACAATGAGCTATTCGCAGTTGTTTCTGGTGGTACGGCATACGACATTGCGCCGACAGACCTAGCAGCGGGGTCAGAGGATGCGGCAGTTAATATTGGGTATGGCTACGGCTTTTATGGATCAGGCACTTACGGCACTCCACGCCCCGACACTGGCAACCTAGTTGCGGCAACTACATGGTCGCTAGATAACTGGGGCGAGTACCTTGTTGCGTGTTCTACGGCAGATGGGCGCATACTTGAGTGGCAGCTTGGCACTACGTCTGACGCAGCAGTCATTGCGGGCGCACCAACAAATAACAGCGGCATAATCGTCACAGAGGAACGCTTTATCTTTGCACTAGGCGCAGGCGCAAACCCACGCAAGGTGCAATGGTGTGACCGTGAGGACAATACAACATGGACACCCGCAGCAACTAACGAAGCTGGCGACATTGAATTGCAAACGTCTGGGCAAATTGAAACTGCCATTCGGACACGCGGTCAGACGCTAATCATCACAGACATTGATGCGCACACAGCGCGTTACATCGGCCCACCCTATGTGTATGGCTTTGAGCGCGTTGGTACATCTTGCGGCATCATTTCACGCCAAGCGGCGGCAGACGTTGACATGGGCGTGTTCTGGATGGGCAACGGTGGTTTCTTCCGCTTTGATGGTAACTTGGTTTCTGAAATACCGTGCGATGTTCACGATTATGTGTTTGGCGACATCAACACCTCACAGAAAAGTAAAACGTGGGCGTTTACCAACGGTCAGTTTGGCGAAATCTGGTGGTTCTATGCATCTTCTAATAGCACAGAAATAGATCGCTATGTGGCGTTTGATTACAAAGAAAACCACTGGCTGATCGGCAATCTTTCCCGCACTTCTGGCGCGTCACGCGGCGTGTTTGAGTATCCAATGTTGATGGACGCAAATGGCGCAATGTATGACCATGAGGTAGGATTGTCCTACGCGGTTAGCGGCACAGAGCAATCTGTATTTGCAGAAAGCGGCCCGATTAGCATTGGCAACGGCGATAACGTCATGCAAGTGACTGATTTGATCCCTGATGAAAAAACGCAGGGTGACGTAAACATAAAATTCAAGTCACGTTTCTATCCTAACGCAGCGGAAACAGTGCATGGGCCGTATACACCATCTAGCCCGACAGCGGTGCGTTTCTCAGGTCGCCAAATCAGAATGCGCGTAGAAGGCGATGCACCATATGCAGCGTGGCGTGTCGGCACAATGCGGGTAGACGCAAAAGCGGGTGGGCGTAGGTAATGGCAGCACCCGTCCTACCCCCGATTGGCGACAATATTAAGGCTTGGGGTAATAACCTTACTGCATATCTGCGCAGGCAGCTTCCGCGCCTGTACTTTAAGACAGCAGACGACAACCCATCTGAGAACGGCGTTATCTTGTGGGACGATGAGGCGGGTTAT